ATGGAACTGAAGGATAAGTTTGTACATGCAGAACCTAGTCCGCTTGGTGATAGATTCTGTTCAACATGCTACCAATACAAAACAAGTCATGGTGGCAAATGGAAGATTGCAGCACATGGTAAGAATCGCAGATGGATTTGCGAAGAATGCATGACTAAAAAAATAAAACCCACGCCAATTAAATAAAGGAGAAAGCTATGGCAGAACAAAGAGAACGCAAACCAGGTACTGGAGTTGCATTTGCAAATAAGAATAAGAAAGAAGATTGGCATGCTGACTGGACTGGCGAGTTTGCAGACTTAGATGGCAACATTTATTATCTGAATGTATCTAAGAAAGTCAGTGGACATAGCAATCAAGAATACATCAGTGTTAGTTTAGGTAAACCAAAGCTTGCTAAAGCTACACCAAGCAATGCAGCACCTAAACCTATTCACGATATGATTGATGATATTCCGTTCTAATGGATGAAGTCAAAAAGAAAAATCCCATCCCTTCTCTTGCTGGCTATGGTGGTGTCCGTAGCTTGCAAAAGAAACTTGAGCGCTCGACTACGCTTCAGCAGAATCGTGAAGCTGTTAGCTATTCTCTTTTATGTATGGCAAATACAAAGCTTACTGATATTATGGAATGGGATGAGCAAGGTAATATTAAAGTTAAACCGAGTAAGGATATACCAGACCATGCTCTACAAGCCATTAAATCCATTAAGTCGAATACTAAAGTCGATAAGGAGGGCAATAGTTATACGACTTTGGACATTGAGTTGTGGGACAAAGTAGGCGTGTTACGTTTACTTGCAAAAGCATCTGGCTTGTTAGATAATTCAGAAGAATCCGATAAACCAAGCGTATTAGGTATTAACATACGCGCACCCGAGGTGATAGATAATGACGAAGCCACAGGACCCGATCACAAAGATACTGAATGATCGTGAAGTAACGCATGGTGGTTATTTTCCTAAATGTGTTTTCATTCAAATGACCAAAGAAGCGATGCGTGATGAAAACGGAAACTGGTATAGATTAGATTCAGATATGCAAGAATCATTAGATATGGTAATCCATAAGATTAGTCGTATACTTTATGGCGATCCATATCATACTGATAACTGGCTAGACATTGCTGGTTATATTATGTTAGTTGGTAATCGTTTAAAAATTGAGGAGGAATTTAATGAGCGCACCAAATAGTTTAGAAGAACGTATACAGAAGTTACGAGATGCTTATGCATTGAATAACATTTATCAAAATGAAGCATTGCAGATCATTGATGCTTTACAAGCTAAGTTACAAGTATTAAGTCAATTACTAGCACTCGAAATAAAAGACATCGATGGCTAATAAAAAAGAAGTCTCTCAGAAGTCCTTACATGGACCTGGGATTGATTTAGACTTTTCGACAGCACCTACTACGTGGCAGTTCTTACAGTCTGATGCATTCGTGCGTGGACTGATGGGGCCTGTCGGTTCTGGTAAATCCTATGCATGTGCCGCAGAGATTATGATGCGCGCAGTCAGACAAAAGCCATCGCCTATTGATGGCATTCGTTATACACGATTTGTGATTGTGCGTAACTCATATCCTGAATTAAAAACCACAACAATTAAAACATGGCAAGATTTATTTCCAGAAAACACTTTTGGTCCGATGCTATATACTCCTCCTATTACTCATCACATCAGGCTCCCATCAAGGGGTGATGCTGCGGGGATTGATTGTGAAGTAATCTTTTTAGCATTGGATCAACCTAAAGACGTAAGAAAGTTATTATCACTTGAACTGACAGGAGCGTGGGTCAATGAAGCTCGTGAATTACCTAAAGCAGTTATTGATGGACTTACTCATCGTGTGGGCAGATATCCGACACAACGTGATGGCGGACCTACTTGGCATGGTGTTTGGATGGATACTAATCCAATGGATGATGACCACTGGTGGTTTAGATTAGCTGAGAAAGAAAAGCTCAATGGTAAATATGCTTGGGCTTTCTTTAAACAACCTGGTGGTGTCACAGAAGTAGATCCAGGAAGTCTACCAGATAATCCAGAAGCAAACGATCATATATTTTCTGGGGGTCGTTGGTGGAAGATAAATCCTAAAGCTGAGAACGTAGGCAATCTACCAGCGGGCTATTACATGCAGATGTTAGGTGGTAAGAATTTAGATTGGATTAAATGTTATGCCGAAGGTAAATATACTTACGTTCAAGAAGGTAGACCCGTATGGCCAGAGTATGACGATCACTCAATGAGTGGTGAAGTTGATTATGATCCAGAGCATGCATTGCAAGTCGGTCTTGACTTTGGTTTGACACCAGCCGCAGTTGTAGGACAACGATTGCCTAATGGTCGATGGATTATCTTAGATGAGATTGTTACTTTTGACATGGGGCTAGAAAGATTTGGTCAGCAATTATTAGCAGAGTTAAATGCTAAATACCCAAAAGCACAAGTCATGTTATGGGGTGACCCAGCGGGTATGCAACGAGATGCTATCTATGAAGTCACAGCTTTTGATTATCTAAGAACATTAGGATTACGCGCACAGCCTACACCATCCAATGACTTTAAGGTGAGACGTGAAGCTGCCGCTGCACCAATGCAAAGATTGATTGCGGGTAAACCTGGACTCATTGTCAATACTAAATGCAAGATGATACGTAAGTCGTTAGCGGGTGGTTACCATTTTAAACGCGTATCTGTCGGTGCGGGTCAAGAACGATTTAGAGATGCGCCTAATAAAAACGAACATTCACACGTAGGTGATGCATTTGGATATCTATTACTTGGTGGTGGCGAACATAAACGTATGACCAAGAGTCCACTATCCGCATCAACTATTATTGCTCAAACAATAGCTAAGTCTGATTTTAATGTTTTTGACTGATTACGCTTATATATTAAAAAATATGCCTTCTGTTAAAGGGAGCTATTTTTTACCCTACATGCCATATCATTTAGATGATTTAGACTGTGTAGAAATGAAAACTCAAAAAGCATTAACGATAAATGAGTTTAAACGCATGGTAAATCATCAGGCAGAATGTGGCCCTACTATTACAGCCTTTCTTCACAATAAGCCAGTGGCTATATATGGAGCTACTATGTTATGGAAAGGCGTTGCAGAATTCTGGTCTTTACTATCAGAGCAATCTCGTAGATATCCAATAGCTATGACAAAAGCTGGATTATCATTTGTTGATATCGTTGAGATATTATTCCACTTGCATAGAGTGCAAATAACTGTTAAAACGTCAGATACTCGTGCTATGCTTTGGGCTAAAGCTTTAGGTTTTGTTCCAGAATGCAATATGTTGCGTTATAGCGCAGATAAAGATGATTATACATTATTTAGGAGACAAAAATGGGTGGATTATTAGGCGGATCAAAGCCAGATACCTCAGCAGCCGAAGCTCAGATTAGAGCGCAACAAGCTGAAACAGAAAGATTAAGAGCGCAAGCAGAGCAAGATAAAGTTAAACTTGCAACAGATATGGCATCAAAACGTAGAGCGCAACAACGTGGCGGCTCAAGAGCTTTATTATCAGAAGAACGTCTTAACCCAGAAACTGGTGTTGATACTTTAGGTTCTTCAGATATGATTGGCTAATATATTAACTATAAAGAAAGGATTACTTAATTATGGGCGGAGGATCAAGACCATCAGCACCACCACCACCACCAGAAGCACCAAAGCCAGCACCGAAACCAGCAGAAGTTGCAACGGAACGTGTAGAGGCTGAAAAGGCTGCATCATTTAAAAGAGCTAGACGTGGTAGATCAGCATCTTTATTATCCAGTTCAACTATGGATAGTTTAGGTACAGACACAACACTTGGAGGTGGAGAAATATAATGAAAAAAGATAAGATGCAAGCTAAGGTTCGTAAAGTCATGCGTGAATATAAAGAAGGCACATTGCATTCAGGCAAAGGCGGTCCAGTAGTTAAGTCACAAAAGCAAGCTGTTGCAATCGCAATGAGCGAAGCTGGCATGGCTAAAAAATCTAAGGGATACTAACATGAAAGAAGTTTGGGATAAAGAAAGACCTAAAGAATTAGGTAAGTCTAAAAAGCTAACGCCTATGCAAAAAGCAGTAGCAAAACAAATGGCTAAGAAAGCTGGCAGACCATATCCTAATCTTGTAGATAATATGAGAGCAGCTAATAAATAATGGCTATTAATATTCTACGTGAGTCGGATACTACAAAGTCTAGGCATGTTAATCCAGCTTATGTAGACAAGGATGGCAATAGTTATATTACAAGTTCTGATAGGCCATTTCCTATTGTAGATGTTAATCATTTACGTTTACATGAAGGCAGAGCTTATTATGTATACAAGATGTATTCATATGCTGTGCCATTGTCTGCTGGAGCAAGTATTAATATTGCACTAGCATGGCCAAGTGGTGTAATGCCACATGTAGTATTTCAGTATGAGAGTCCAGGTGAATCAGAGTTTTATTTTTACGAAGCGCCTACGACAAGTGGCGGCACTGCTATGAATATATATAGACGTAATAGAAATATATTAACAGAAAGTTCTGGTGCGGCAGTATTAAATCCTACTGTATCAGCAACTGGCACAGAAATATTTACTGAGTTTATTCCAGCGGGTAATAAAGGCGGTGGCGGTGCAACTTATAGTTTTGAATATGTATTAAAACCATTAACAACTTATTTATTAACATTAACTAACGTAAACTCACAGGCGCATCCAGCGAACCTAAGAGTAGAATGGTATGAATAATGACATTAAAGAAATATCAAAATCCAAAAGGTGGCTTAAATGAAGCTGGAAGAAAACACTTTGAAAGAAAAGAAGGTGGTAATCTACAAGCACCACTCAAGAGCGGTACTAATCCTAGGCGTGTGTCTTTTGCTGCTCGCTTTGGTGGAATGGATGGTCCGTTGGTAGATGAAAAAGGTAGACCCACAAGATTAAAACTAGCATTAAAAGCTTGGGGATTTGGCAGTAAAGAAGCAGCTAAAAACTTTGCAAACAGAAATAAGAAAGATTAAATATGGCAGAAATGATGAGATTATCCGCAGAGGATGTTTTAAAGCGACACGACAAAGCGCTTACTAAAAAAGAAGATTTTAGAAACTTATACGAAGAATGTTATGAGTTTGCATTGCCACAACGTAATCTTTATGATGGCTATTATGAAGGCAAAGTAGGCGGTCAAAAGAAAATGAATCGTGTATTCGATTCTACAGCGATTAATTCTACACAACGATTTGCTAATCGTATGCAGTCTGGTATATTTCCGCCACAACGTAAATGGTGCAGATTAGAACCAGGACCAGATATTCCAGAAGATCGTAAAGAAGAAGCACAAGCTGCGTTAGATATTTATTCAGATAAATTATTTGCAGCACTTAAGCAATCTAACTTTGATATTGCGATTGGTGAGTTCTTACTTGATTTATCTGTAGGTACTGCTGTAATGATGGTACAGCCAGGTGATGATATTAATCCACTTAACTTTATTCCTGTGCCACAATTCTTAGTGTCATTTGAAGAAGGTGCAAATGGTCAAGTAGACAATGTGTATAGACGTATGCGTCTTAAAGGCGAGTCTATTATGCGTCAATGGCCAGATGCAGTTATTCCAGAAGATTTACAAAAGAAAATAGATCAAAAGCCAACAGAAGATTTAGAGTTTATTGAAGCTACTTTATTAGATCAAAAACGTGGTGACTATTGCTACCATGTGATTCATAAAGAATCTAAGACAGAGCTAGTCTATAGACGTATGGTAGAAAGTCCATGGATTGTATCACGCTATGCAAAAGTAGCTGGTGAGATCTATGGTCGTGGTCCATTGATTACTGCATTGCCAGACATCAAGACACTCAATAAAACATTAGAGCTATTACTTAAAAACGCATCATTAGCTATTGCTGGTGTATATACCGCAGCAGATGATGGCGTATTAAATCCTAACACAGTGAAGATTATACCTGGCGCTATTATTCCTGTAGCACGTAATGGTGGCCCACAAGGTGAATCATTGAAAGCATTGCCAAGAGCTGGTGACTTTAATGTATCTCAAATCATTATGAATGATTTACGCATGAGTATTAAGCGTATCTTATTAGATGAGTCTTTACCACCAGACAACATGTCAGCACGTTCAGCTACGGAAGTGGTAGAGAGAATGAAAGAGTTATCACAAAACCTAGGATCAGCTTTTGGCAGACTTATAAATGAAACTATGATACCATTAGTGACTAAGATTTTAAGAGTAATGGATGAGCGTGGTCTTATTGATCTACCTCTTAAAGTCAATGGTCTTGAAATTAAAGTGTCAGCAGTTGCACCATTAGCTATGGCTCAAAGTATGGAAGATGTGCAGAACGTATTGCAATATGCACAGATCGTACAACAAGCTGGACCAGAAGCTCAGATGACATTAAAGACTGATGCTATGATGGACTTCATTGCTGAGAAGTTAGGTATCCCACAAAAGATACGTAACACTCAAGAAGAACGTATGATATTAACTCAACAAATGGCACAGGCTGCACAACAAGTTGCACAAGAAGCACCAGAGTCAGTGCCTGGCATGGTAGAAGCAGCAACTAAGGGGATGATGTAATGGATGATGATTATGGCATGCGTCATGGTGGCGCTGGTAAAAAGTATACTGGCTGGAAAGGCGAACTTAAAAGATTAGATAATCCTAATCAAGTATCTACAGAGATTAGCACTACTGTTGGATTGAA